CAGGTTCTCAATATACCATCAATATTAGGATGCCAAAAATGATGTGTTCTCTTGGTTATAGCGATAAACAACCTAAGCCTTGGATTAATGAAACATATGACTTACGTTATGCAAGTATCAATTTGGTTTCAACCAATCGTCCGCGCCCTACGATTGATAGTTGGAAAATACCTTGTAATCAAGAGAACTTCACGATTTCTATATATATTGATGAAACTATACCACAACCTGCCCTTTTATATAGACAAATACTACCAAACGCCAGTTTCCCGTATAGTATTCAAAAGGCAAAGGAACGGTGCTTTGATTATGTGGATAATAAATACGACGCATTATGCATAAGTAAAGCGATGGGTTCCTATTATCCATCAATAACATTATCGCGGATTTACACCACTAAACACATATACCCAGACAATAATATGAAAACAAAGACGAAATAATTAACTAGTTTTATAGTTGATTATTTATTTAATTTTTATTTTGCTTGTTTTGTCTACTCTTTCTTCCACCCTGTTGCTGTTGCTGTTGCTGTTGCTTATTCTTCCTGGTCTTTCCTCCTGTCTTAACATAACCGAATTTACCTTTTATAGCACCAAATCCAGCTTTTTGGAGTCGCTTCTCTTTTTTTGCTGTCTTATGCTTGATAGCAGAGACAATGCGTCCGTGCTTATTCATAATAAGGTCGGCGCTCTTTAATTCACCAGTTGTTTTATACGCATTTCCACGAAAAACTTGTATACGAGAACCAAAAAGTTCGGGGTATTTTTTACCTTTAATGTGATACATACCATCATCGCTTCTAGTAGGTCTTTTCATATTATATATAGTATGAACAGACAAAAATATTTCTAAATATAACTACCCATTATTATTAACAATTTGTGTTTTACTCTTCAATCGTATATATTCGGCATAACGCATTGCTGTACTTTGTTGAGTATCGTTGGTCGATGTATTTTTACGTTTATTTCCCTTTTGTGTTAAAGTCACTGTACACATTGACATTCCGGGACGACCGCGCTGCGACCTGTTTTTTTCACAGTCAAAAATAAGGTCACTATTAGTCATAATATATATAAACATCACAAAATTATAATAATATAAAATGTAAATAAATTCAAACACCCCCCTCTATAAAATTGATAACAATTTATAAATCCATATAAAACAATAAATCCAATTCAATAGACATTATGACAGACTTAGCCAAACAATACCAACGCAAGACCGATAAAGAGCATATTCTTGATAATCCCGATACATACATCGGGTCGGTTGAAACAGTAGACGCATCAATGTGGGTTCACGATAACACAACGGATAAGATTGTTTTGAAAAATATCGAATATGTGCCTGGTCTATACAAGTTATTTGATGAAGGTATTGTGAATTGTCGCGATCACGTGGTTCGTATGATTAACTCACCTGTCCTAGATAAAAAGATGGTTTCCGATATATCGGTCACTGTAAACGAGGATGGCACAATTATAATGGAGAATGATGGAAACGGTATTGATGTAGCAAAACATCCCGAGTATGGAATTTGGATTCCCGAGATGATTTTCGGTCATTTGAGGACATCTACTAACTATGATAAGACAGAGAAGCGTATAGTTGGAGGTAAGAATGGGTTCGGTTTCAAGTTGGTTCTTATATGGTCTACTTACGGAAAGGTAGAAACGGTAGACCATCGCCGAGGTCTAATGTATGTCCAAGAATTCAAGGATAATCTTGATACAATTTGTCCACCAGTGATTACCAAGACAAAGAGTCTGAAACCATATACGCGTATTACTTTTAAACCGGATTACAGTCGGTTCGGCATGTCGAATGGACTAACGTCGGATATGTTTGCTTTATTGAAAAAGAGGACATACGACATTGCCGCCGTCACCGACCAGTCAGCAAAGAAGGTGAAGGTTCATTATAATGGAGACTTGGCACCTATTAAGAATTTCCAACAATACATTGACATGTATATAGGTCAGAAAACGGGTGGTGTTGGTGATGGCGCTCGTGTATACGAAGCACAAGGTGAGCGATGGGAGTACGCCGTCGCACTTTCACCCACGCACGAGTTTACTGCGGTATCATTCGTAAATGGTATTTGTACGTTCAAGGGAGGGAAACACGTTGAGTATATCATCGGTCAAATCACGCGTAAATTGGTTGCATATATTGAGAAAAAGAAGAAGATTACAGTAAATCAAAACGCAATCAAGGAGCAACTTATATTATTCGTGCGATGTGATATTGAAAATCCCGCGTTCGATAGTCAAACCAAGGACTTTATGAATACACCATCTACAAAGTTTGGTTCTACTTGTGCGGTAAGTGACAATTTTATTGAAAAGGTAGCAAAAATGGGTGTGATGGATGTTGCGTGTTCCCTAATGGAGGCGAAGCAAAATAAGGAGGTAGCTAAAAAGACAGATGGTTCCAAGACCAAATCCATTCGTGGTATTCCCAATTTGATTGATGCTAACTGGAGTGGAACCAATAAATCCAAGGATTGTGTTCTGATTTTATGTGAGGGACTAAGTGCTTTATCGGGTATTGTATCCGGGTTATCAAGTGAGGACAGGAATACTATAGGTATCTATCCTCTCAAGGGAAAACTACTGAATGTGCGCGGAGAAGCTATCACCAAGGTCGCGGAGAATAAGGAAATTACAGAGTTGAAAAAGATCCTTGGATTGGAAAATGATAAGGAATACGCAACAATGGATGATGTATCAAGTAGTTTGAGATATAGTAAGATTATGATTTTATGTGATCAGGATACAGATGGTTCGCACATCAAAGGTCTTTGTATCAACTTGTTTCATAGTGAATGGGCGTCTCTAATCCGTATTCCTGGGTTCCTTTCGTTCATGAATACACCTATTTTGAGAGCAAAGAAGGGTTCGCAAGTAAAGGTGTTTTATAACGAAGGTGAATATCAGTCTTGGAAAGATGAAACGGATACAAATGGGTGGACGATTAAGTATTTTAAGGGTCTAGGAACTTCCACATCTAGTGAGTTTAAGGAGTACTTCGCAAATAAGAAGGTGGTGGATTTTGTTTATAATGGACCAGAAAGTGATGATGTAATCGATAAGATTTTCAATAAAAAACGTGCGAATGACCGTAAGACTTGGTTGGAAAATTATAATAAGGATTCGTTCTTAGATACATCAAGAAAGTCGGTTAAATATGAAGAGTTCATAAATGACGAAATGATTCATTTCAGCACATATGATTGTGCGCGTTCCATTCCCAATATGATTGATGGTCTCAAAATTTCACTCCGTAAGATTTTATTCGCTGCTTTTAAACGTAAACTAACAACTGAAATTAAAGTGGCGCAATTCAGTGGTTATGTTTCGGAGCATAGTGCGTATCACCACGGTGAAGCATCTCTAAACGGTGCGATTGTGAATATGGCACAGACATTTGTCGGTTCAAATAATATCAATCTATTGGAACCCAACGGACAGTTTGGAACCCGTCTTCACGGTGGTGATGACTCGGCAAGTGAGAGGTATATCTTCACACTTTTGAATAAGATGACCAGGTATATTTTCCCGGAGGCAGATGATGCAGTTCTAACCTACTTGGATGATGATGGCACTTTGGTTGAACCCGAGTATTATGTTCCTATTGTACCCTTTGCACTTATGAACGGTATTTCTGGTATTGGAACCGGTTTCTCTTGTAACATCCCATCCTATAATCCCCAACAGATAATTGATTGTCTTCGGGCGAAATTGAAGAAACAAGATTATAGTGAGGAATTCGTTCCGTATTATGAAGGGTTCAAGGGCATAATTCGTAAGGTAGAAGATAAGAAATATCTGGTTAAGGGTAAATATGAGAAGATTGGAACCGATAAAATTCGTATTACAGAGTTACCTATTGGGTCTTGGACCATGCCATACACCAGTTTCTTAGAAGGATTGATGGACGGAAGTAATAAAAAGGGTAAGAAGATACCTGCATCCATTCGCGATTTCACGTCGGTATGTACGGAGGTTGCTGTGGATTTTGAGGTAACATTCTCACGTGGTAAATTGGACGAGTTGGAATCCAAGTGTGATGAAATCACTGGAATCAATGGAATAGAGAAGTTACTAAAATTGGCTACTACAATTAGTAGCACAAATATGCATATGTTTGACGCTGACCGTAAACTTCATAAATATGGGTCTATTGAAGAGATAATCGATGACTTTTATAAGGTTCGTATAGACGTTTATGGAAAGCGTAAAGCATACTTGATTGACATTCTGGAGAAGAAATTGGTGAAGTTATCCAATAAGGCACGCTATATTCAGGAAACCTTGGATAGTGTTATTGATTTGAGGCGTAAGACAGCACAGGTAGTAACGGAGCTACTAACTGAACGAAAGTTTGATTTGATTGATGGTGATTATAAGTATCTTATCAAGATGCCAATGGACTCTGTTACCGAAGAGAATGTAGCGTCTATTATGAAGGAGCGTGATAATACAGAGAAAGATTTAGAGAGGTTGCGGAAAACCAGTTTAGAGAATATGTGGTTATCCGAATTGGATACATTAGAGAAGGAATATACGACGTATAAGAGTTATCGGGAGAAGATACAGAGCGGGAGTGCGAAGATCAAAAATAAATCCAAGAAAACTAACTCTAAGAAAATTAAAAACTAGATACAGTTTTCATATAACCAACCTGTCATTATATATTTACAATTCGACATTGGTATGTTGGCCTTATGTGGATATGTCCAAGATGCTGGAAACAATATAAGTTTACCTGCTTCGGGCACAACTTTAAAATCTATAAACTCGGTTTCACCGCCATCTGATACATCATTTAAATACCATAAAAATGCTATACAACGCATCTTATTGTCGCTAATTAAAAAATCATGGTGGTACAGATATTTACCAACAGTTACGTCATATCTTTGAATTTGAATTCCATTAAATGTCAATTTATCACTTGTAATAAATGAAGTATTGTCTTTGGTAATCAGGTTAGTCGTATATTCTTTGACATTGATTGATAATTCTTTTTCTAATAGATTATATATTTTTTTCCACTTGGGATTGGTTTTATCTATGGTCATATCCATAGAATGTTTAATATCCAAATTCATTCCACCTGACATAATGCCCTGACGTTTATCGTTACTTTCCTCATATAACATTATTATGTCGCTACACAATTCCCTCGACAGAGAACCTTTATTCAAATGTATAAGTCTATTCATCGTATATATATATATAGAATTTATCTAATCTATTTATATAAATAATGCCAACATATACTTATAACGGTGAACCTTTAGAAAATATACTTGAAAATGGTGGGACATCTGCGACTGGATACAACTTTACGTATCGTCAAGCAAACAAGACCAACTCAAAACCAGATAATATTGGTTTTGCTATTAACAATGTCGGCATATCAAACTTAGCATCAGCAAAAGTTTGGAAAAATGCTGATGGTGTTTTGACAGGAAATATAGCGAAACCAGCAAATGCAAATGGTTTTCGCTATACGTTATTAGGTGGCAAAGGAGGTGGGGGTGGAGGTGGGGGTGGTGCAATATCAAAGGAGGATGATGACCACTGTGTAAGAGGTTATGATGGTAGAGCTGGTTTCCAAGGAAGGACTAAATACGGCGAAGTAAATAACATACAAAATGTGGCAAACATTGTATACTCAATTGGGGATGGAGGAGCTAAAGGTAATGGGGGAATCAAGCTCGACCAAGAATTAACAGGCGCCTCGACGTCTGGTAATTCTGGTGGGTCGGGCGGTTCAACAAGTATTCAATTAAGAACATCCAATAATGTACATATAGAAACTTATAGTGTTAATGGTGGCAGCGGTGGACCAGGTGGATTGGGTAGATCTGCGTATAAAACTTGGGGTTACGGTAAAAGTTTTAAAGGTGCCAAAAATTCCACCTCCACCGCTCTGAGTACAGTTGGTTCTTCAGGATGGGGAAACACGATATATGGGAATGACAATGACGATGCAACTGGGAATATTGATTACACAGACACGACGGATACCCACAATGATCTATTCAATAATACGAATTACGAGACAACTTCTTTTATTTTCAATTCTGATTCAATTGTCTCGCACGAAAGTTCTAACGTTAGTAATTATGATAACCACGGTAGTAATTATAGTGGTGAAGGGGGGGCTGGGGGGTGGTCTTATTCGTATTCTTCGTCTCATAAAGGCGCAAATAATGGTAAAGATGGTGGGAAAGGAACCCCAGGGAGGGTCTCCATTATATGGCTTTACGGTCTTCCTCCTTAATATTAGAACATGCTCGAATCATATATTGTTAAGTTTCTGGTGCGGAAATTGTCATATCGACAAATCCGACAAGTAAATAACGAACACCTTTAGTGACAGGCAACCCAGAATGTTTTACTAGACCACTATGTA